GGAGCAAGTTCAGATAAATCTATTGATCCCGCAACTGCTGTTGCAAGGGAAATTATTAAAGGTGTGTACGATGAAAGCCGAGTCAAAACTATGGCACTTACTGAGGAAAAATACCCCCAAAATAAGTTGGACTAGACTAGAATCTTGGGCGTCTTTTGGTGTACCAGATTTGCTTGGTTACCATGATATGTGCGGATTTTTTATGGTTGAGCTTAAAGTTACAAAGTCTCACAAAGTATCGTTTTCACCTCACCAAAAACTATTTCACATGACTAGGACAAAGCGTAATTTTATCCTGCTCGAAGATACCTCTTCTCGCTCCATAAAACTTTATGGGAGTGAATCTATCCACGGTCTGTTGATAGATCACAGGGAAACACCTTCCCTCACACACAATAATTGGGAACACGTTCAACGCTTGTTGCTTGACGTACCGCTTGACGCTTGAAGCTTGTCGCTTGTAGCTTGCAGCTTGGCGCCTTTCACGAACCGTTCTGAGTTGGCCGCGTTTAGCATGTCGCTTGTAGCTTGTGGCTTGTCTCTGTAGCCGTTCTTTACGGCCCATTCTTCATGAAGCGCCAGGAGCCGCTGGCTATACTTCCACTGTTTAGTATCCATACATTTCTTCACAATAATGGTCCAGTCCTAGGTTGTCAACGAAGTGCTCAAGGACCTTGTCCCCGCCCCAGTAACCTTGGACCTGCCCGTCATAAGTATTCACCCAAATAGTGGGACCACCACCTGCCACCAGGATCTCCGCGCCAAGGAACATCTTGTTATGGTCCACATAGTAACGAATGTCGTAACTGGATCTCTCCATCCAGCGTCCGGCATCTTCCTTACCTTCTGTTATTTCGTCCGCAACGTTCTTGCACATCCTGCGAAGCTGCTGTTCGCATGTCTCGGGTTTAAGTTCTACCTTCTCTAAGTTTGTATTAATTAGTTCAGCCATTTTTTTCCTTTCTGTTATTTTCCCATATTAGCTTGAAGCTTGCAGCTTGTCAAGCTTGCAGCTTGTAGCTTGTAGCTCGGGCGTTTTGACTGGCCTCTCGACTGACCCCGAGCTGCTCCCCTCTGCTCCCGCAATTCGCGTTTCTTACCCTCGCTAAGCAGACCAGGAAGCGTTGGCCAAGCGCTGTATCTAAAATGGCATACAGCAACCCAAGGTTATGAACCTACCAGGCTTGACCCCAGATCCACCAACAATTGTTTGGCCCTATGGAAAGTGGATCAGGGCTCAAGCTTGTAGCTTAGATCTATTCTAAACTAGTCAACCTTGTAGGTGTGCGTAGGCGAGGTTTTTCATTGTAGTTGCATATGATGTGCTACAATCCCAGACTGTCCCGTCTCACGACCTATGCTATAGAGTTTCTTTCCTCACTCCAAACAAGGTTGACTACTTTAGAATTATTCTAAACAAGCATTTACATAATCGTTATACTCGTGTTCACATTGGGCTTTATACTCCTCTTTATTTTTCGCTGTTGAGTTGCATACTCTCCAATGCTCATCAGAATAATATTCTGCTGTATCACGGCTAGGAAATTTTTTTAATTTCCTGTTGATTGCGTCTATTCTTTTATCTTGCCATGTTTTTTTATTTTCTTTCATACTTGACAATATAATACATCTGGGATAATATGTCAAGTAATATTAACCAAACAAAGAAAGGAAAATATGCAAAAAGTTCGTATGAACACCGAATACAGAAACAAATTATACAATCGTATAAAAGATGTATTCGAGAAAGAGGACACTCAGGAACGACAAGCATTTATGGAAAGCCGAGAGCAATTCAATGAAATGCAAGGACACGCATTTGACGTTGCAAAAGCAGTTGTCGAAAGGTCTTATCCTAGTGAAGATGTTGCCGTATTAAGAAAGTTTAAAAAGAAGTATGGCGACCCATGTGATGTAGTAGCAAAAGACAAGTGCTTTTACTTTTCACATAATGAGGACGTTGATGAGGACGGTGATAAAAAAGAAACTAAATCACATTTTGATTTTGGTTTATTTGGTAATCTCAATGGTAATGAATATGGTAATGATGAGGAAAGCGATCACTTTGCCCATGCTTATTATCGTGAGGAACTAAAAGAGAAAGGTTGCAATCCAGATATTATCGCTCAACAATCAGGAAAGGACAGCAACCCACATAAGACCAAGCACGTTGACGCCAATAATAAATTTCTTGGTAAGTCATCAGGTTATCATAGTAGTGAAAATGTAGTTGGTTTATGTAGGGACTACAATGATCAATTCAATCTTGATGTGATTGGAACAAGTCATTGTCGTTCAAGAGCAATCGCTTGTACAAAAGATGAGTACAATATCTTCTTGGCGTGGCGAGAGGCAAAAGCGAAAGTTGTTTCTACTCACCAAACGTGGATTGATAGCGTTATGAAACAAGCTGAACAATTAAAAATCGGATTGAAAGCGTATCGTTATTTATCTGAGGGTATTGAGTTGGCAAGTAAATTAGGAATAGAGGTTGAAGAGGCAGAATTAATTAGAGCAAATTCAACAGGCTTAACAATCTATAATCCTGAGAACTTGGCAAACTTAATTAAAGGTATGAAAAATAAAAACGTATCACGTGCCGATAAAATTAAGGCAAGACTAGAGTACGAAAAACAAGCTGTAAATTAGGGCTTGACATTGTTAATGGGATATGCTATTATTATCCCATTAACAACAACGAAAGGAAAATATGTACCTAGTAATATCAAGACTAACTTTTAACCACAATGAAGATAGCTATCATGTAGAGGCACAAGACAAAGACCTCGATATGATACACAAAAAGTTAAAAGCTCTTAAACTGTTAAACACAGATGGGGACAAAACTTTTCACCCTTTATTTATAGATGTAGAGGGAACAAAAAAACTACAAGACCAAATATAAGTCTTGACTATATCTGGGATATATGATAATATCCCAGATATAACAGAAAGGAAAATATGTTTTATATAACTTACTATGCAAAGAAACACGGAAAGTTTATCACTAGAAAAGGTCAGTATGATAAACCAGACGGAACGAAAGGAAAATCCTTTGTATCTAAAAATGGTGTACCATGTTTAGTGTATTGGGATTTAGATAACGATGGTTGGCGTATGGCTGTCGGTGAAACGAGGGTCAGAACATGAGTGAAACCATTGCAAGACTTCTTATGGTCTTAATTGGTTTTGTTGTTGCTATGCTTGGCGTAATTTACGCCATGCATACCGATGACTTATACCTCGGTATATTAATCGCAAGTGGTGGCGTTGGCTCAATGATGGTAGGATTACCATCATGAGTTATTTTTGGTGTCACGGTCCGTCATGTCATACATATGCAACAATAGACCGAGTTAGAGGAAATAAAGGCTCTAAGGTTTTAAGAACCAGAAAAATAAAACAACATACCGACAATGATTATTATGACGTGAATAGTGCTCATAATTAT